AAAGCTATAATATCTTCTTTACGATATAATTTATTAGCACCCATCATTTTTCTACAAAACTCTCTTTTAGTTCCTGATTTATTAGTTAAAGAAGAATCTCTATCATATTTATATCTAACTTTGAAAAACTTTCCAACTTTATTACTCCAACCATCATCTTCTGATTTACCATCTCTATCGTTTTTAGGTACTTTAGCTAAATGGTAAGTATTATTTAAATCATTTTCAAAGTCGTAGTCTTCTATTTCATTATCTACTATTTCTTCATCAAATAATTTATATCCTTCAGGTTCATCTTCCCCATATTCTTGTATGAATTTTTCTAACTCTGTTTTTTCTAAGTTTAACATTTGGTCGTGTGATTCACAAGCCATATACACTGTCTTGCCTTCTAGTTCGTGTTCGTGATAGCCACTACAACCAATTTCTTTTGCGTGTTTCTCTGCTTCTTCTATAGTGTCAAAAACAGGTTTACCATCTATCATTCCTACTTTGCTGAACTCATCTTCTTCTACAATTTCTTCTTCTTCTAATGGTTCTAAACCAAGTTCTTCCCTAATTTCATCTTGTGTCATTACTGACTTCATATCCTCTACACTAAATTTAGATGTAATAGGTTTTGTTTGAACAAAAGATATTGGTAAATCCATATTATTTACTTTAAATATTTTTACTAAAGTTTGTATAATATGTGTTTGAAATGGCTTAATAACTGTATTATAATAAAAATCAGCAGCATTTAATAATTCTTCTGCATTATTTCCTAATCCTGTATCTGATTTAATTCCCATAAGCATTGGGGAAGTTACTCTGTGGCCTGTTAGTATGTTCTGCACTAATAGTTCCTGTAACGCAAGATATTGCTTGTCTGCGTTGCTTACAGATATAGGAAATATTTCAGGTGTTCTTGTTTTATCATCAGAGAACGTAAGAACAAATTTACCACTGTTACTAGCTGATGTGAATTTATCTGTTAAGCTACGTTCAATAGCTAACCTTTCTTCTTGTGTAGGAACACCATTAGAGAAATTAACCATATATGAGCCACTAAAACCATTTGATATATTGTTGAGGTGAAACTCTGCTACCCTTTGGTCTACCAATGCCCAATTATTTGCAGCTATATAATCAGGTGTGTGGTATATATCCATATTAGGGCTATATAATCCTGTGTACAATAATTGACTAGGGTTAGTTCTATCATTTAGATTAAATGCTGCTATTTTAGTTGGTTTGTTTTGTCTTGTATTACTCCAATCAGCAGAAACATAATAACAATCTACAACACCCATAGCATTTGGTTTTCCTGCACGTACCCTTTCTACTGGAATATGATACAATTCTACTATTTCTGTTTTAGCTTTATTCCATATAAGGTGTAAAGCAAAAGCCCCCTGAAGTTTAAAGTCAAAAGATATTTTTTTAATTACTTCGTGTAAAGTTTCTTTACCATTAGCGTGAAAGAAAAAGTTTTTTAGTTTAGCTAATCTATTTAAATTTTCTCTTTGTGCTTCTTCTTCATCATCAATAACAATGTTTTCCCCTGCAATCATTTCACTTGTAGCATTGATAATAGCCGCATGTGTTGAACTATTGTAGTAAAGGTCAATTAAGAACTGTGGATACAGGTTTCTCCATTCCTCTGTACCATATTCTATATAATCCCTCCCTCTAACTTCTTCAATTATAGGGCTAGTTGCACTTGATAAATCTACACTTAGTATGTTTTCCATAATTTAATTTTATTCTTGTTCAGGTGTCCAATCAGAACCTCTTACTATTGCTAATATCTCCTCGTGAGTATATTGGTCTAATC